GCTGGCATCGTATTCATCGAGGATTTCCCGGAGTCGGCGGCGTTTGGGTTCTCCTTTGCCGCTGGCGAAGGCGTAGCCCACGTTCATGATGATGCCGTCCGTGTGGATGTCGAATTTCGTGGGGTTGGCGGGGTCGATCCACACCTTCGCGCCGGTGGGCTCGTCGAAATCATCGACGGTGGGTCGCCATCGGCGTGCGGGGATGCGTTTCAATCGCAGGCCATTGTCCGTCTGGTCGATGATGGCCAGGTACCGGTCGTCCAGCAGTCCGTCCTGGATGAGCGCGTACCAGAATGCGCTGGGTGGGATTGCGGGGTTTCCGCTCGGGTTGGCGACGAGCGTGGCCAATGGCCCCTCGCGTACCCGGATTCGGCTGCCGTCCGTCTCGCGTTTGTAGACCTTGAGGGGCAGGCTGCTGATCATGCGTGCGATGAAATCGGTGACTTCGCGCAATGGGTGGCTTTTCACGCCTTCGCCGTCCGGGGTGGCGTCGTAGGAGAGCAGGGGCTGGCCCGCGTCAACGACTTCGATGCCGTTGGATGCGGCCCAGTCGTTGAGCAGGCCGTTGTGGGCGAAATACAGGCCGGCCATCAGTCAGCCTCCGTAATCTGGATGAAGTCGATGCGTTCCTCGGGCAGGAGGATCAGGCCGTCGGCGCTGGTTTCGCCGGTGATGTTGTCCACGACGCTCGCGTTTTTGAGTTCCAGCCATTCGCAGGAGTAGGCGGCGAGTGTGCCGTGCCAGGTGACGTTGTCGATGCGGGCGACGATGCGTTTGCCGATGCATCGGCGCAGTGGGTGTCGTTCGAACATGCCGGTTCCTTTCGTCAGAAGGTGAGGAGGTCGTAGGTTTCGTATGCGCTGTGTTCGGGTTCAGGCGGCTCACAGGTTTCGAGCCCGTAGAGGGCCACGGTGATCGCCGCGACGCCGCTGATGTCCACGATCGATCTGCGCCGGTCCCATGCCTCGTTTTCGGCGATGACCTTGGTCACGCCGCCTTCGATGGCCTGGTCCACGAGCGGCTGTGGCGCGTGGATGAGCCGGTGTTCGCGCACCCGGTCTCGCAGGCGTCCGGTCGCGAGACCGATGTGGCTGCCGTCGATCTCATGGACGGTGAAGCCGAGCTGCTTCAGTGGTTCGATGAATTCCATGGCTGGGCAACCTTTGGATTGGATTGCCACCTCCCACATGCCGGATTCCTCGGCCAGATGCTGCATGTATTCGGGCACCCACATCAGGCCTTTGCGTCGTTCGCGCAGGCTGACCACCGGGTTGCCGTTGGCGTCGAACACCGCTGCGGCGATCCAGCTGTGCGAGCGGTCCACGCTCACGTCGATTCCCCACACGGTGCGTGCACCGGTGGGGATTCGGATGTCGAATGGTTTGGCCAAGGTGTTCGTCCAATCGTTGACGTCGATGTAGCCTTCGACCTTCGCGGTGACCCATTGGCAGAGGTCTTCGGTCCGGTATCCGGCGTCGGTCATGCCGGGGATGTCGGCGAGCACGCCTTCCACTGTCTGGGATCCGTAGCCGATGGACGGGTTGGATTGGAGTATCGCCTCCACGTCGTCCTTTGGACAGTCGGGCTCGGCGCTCCATTCGAACAGGGCGAGGGAGCAGTCGTGGCGGCCTGCGTATTCGGCGGCGTCCATGAGTCCTGATTCGACGGTGCGGTGCCAGGCGTCGATGAATTCGATGGCCGCGTCACGCTGTTGGATGAGGACCACGCTGGTGCTGTCGCCGGCGTTGCTGATGCCCCAGAGTTGGCCGTTCCAGAAGCTCTTCATGGTCGGGCTCAGCGCGTTCCATGCGGCCCAGTCCTTCTGTTCGCGCAATTCGTCCATGATGACTCGGGCTGCCGGCTTGCCTCGCGCGTTCTTCGCGGCGCGGATCTCGTAGACGGCGAGCGCACGGCTTTTGATGTATTCCTTGCCGTTCGTGTCGCTCACTTTGGCGGTCGCGGCCTGCAGGGTGGGGATCGCGGCGGCCTGTTCCTCGATGGTTTCGGGTTCGGGGTCGCACCAGAGTTTGACGCTGTTCCATGGTTCTCGGGCGATGTCGAGGTTCTGTGCGGTGCCGACGATTTTGAATCTGAGAGGCGGCACGCGGTCGGGGTGGCGTTGGCTGTCCACGTGGAGCCACCATGAGGCGAGCACGCTGGCCACCAAGGTCTTGCCGTTCTGTCGGCCGACGAGCACGATGATTCTCCGGTATCGGTAGGTGATCCCGTCCTCCAACAGCTCCAACGCGTGGATGAGCAGCCATTGCTGCCATGGGTAGAGTTCGATGTGCAGGATCTGGCGAGCGTAGTCGATGACCTCGAAGCCCAAGGATGTGTCCGGGGTGAGCTCGCGCAGCGGCTTCGTCCACAGCCTCGGTTCGGTGCGGCCGTAATGCTTCGACATGGCTGCTCCGATCCTCCCAGGTCTAGATGCCGAACTTGCGGCGACGGAACGCCGTGAGCTCGTCCACCGGCTCGCCGTCCGATTCGGCCGCTGCGGTGCCGGCGTACTCCTTGAGCTGTTTCCTCGCCGCGGGCGTCGCGCCGAGCTCTCGCAGCACGTTCATCAGGTGAGGCACCAGATACAGGGCCTTGGTGACCTCCTGCCCCTGACCGTGGCGCAGCGCGTAGTCGATCTGCCGGGCCACCGCCCGTCCGGTCGCTACCAAAGCGGAATCCGCGTCGGTGATGGCCAGCGCCTTGAGCGTCGCCTCATAGCTGGCGGTGATGCCCTCATGATCGCCAGGCTTGTCCAATAGGCGCATGCGTTTCTCGCTCAGGGACAGGCACGTGCTCATGGCCGCGGAATCACCCTGCTTGGCCAAGGGGTATTCGATCCTGAACATGGCGTCGATGCGTTCCAGCTCGAGCTGGCGTTCGGTGTCGTAGTCCTTGCCCTTGCGCTTCTCGGCCAAGGCACGGCGTATCGCCGCCTCGGCCGACGTGACGGTCTTGAAACCAAGCTCGTCACGAATCTTCTGCAACGGTTCGGCGCCCATGAACATGTCAAGAGCCCGCTGATCCTTGGAAGCACTCATAATCAACCCCCAATCAGCCGAACTGGCGGCAAAAACAACCCAATTACCAACCAAACAAACCGAGCCACCGGAAAACAACCGGAAAAGACCAGTAAAAATACGCCCCTCAGAAACGGCGGAATAAAGCCGATTCCGAGCCCTCGCGCGCGATAGGGTGGCCAAGTCGGAGAGAGAGGAAAAGTGCGCGCGGGAGGGTGGGCCTACCGACATCGGTCTGCAAATCCGCACTCCCCTACCCCACCGGCGAGGCAATCACACACCCAACGACGTGTAAACGATCGCTCCGGACATGCGGAACGAGTCAAGCACCATGTCGATGTGCTCATTGCGCTCGCCGACATGCAGCACGGCGCTGGCGCGACGGCCACGGGCCGGACCGATGGGCGCGAAAGCTTCAAGCCTGCCTTGCTGCGCGGTCACCGATCGCAGGTGGCCGTTGTTGGCGATCGTTGGACGGAGCTTGGCCTTGCGCACGAGATGCCGGACGCTGTTGTATTCGGCGCGCACCGGTGCCATGTATCGGCCGATGATCAGTATCGTGCATGACGGATCCTCGTCGAGCATCATGGCCAATCGTTGGCAGATGCTGTGGTCGTTGTCCATGACGCAAGTCCTTTCGTATGTAGCTCATCACCACCAGGCGGGGATGACGTCGCCCAGATCGAGCCGAGGCTGGCCGGCGCCGCGCTCGCGGTTGCATTTGCGGTGTGAGTGGCGGAAGCCTGCGGGATCGTCCTGCAGGTCTGGATAGTCGCGCACCGGGTAATAATGGTCGAGCTCATGGCTCGCGTCCGTGGTGCCGGGCGGCACGCTGTAGTCGATGCGCTTGTGGCAGATCCAGCAATCGGCGGCGGGGCTTCCCTCGGAGTCCAGGCGCTTGCCTTCCTCGAAGAACGCCTGCTTGGCTTTCTCGAAAGCACGGTTATGCGTACGGTTGGAACTCATGCGCCGACCCTGAAGAATTTCGAGGAGATATACGAAAGGCCACCTCCATGATCTCATGGAAATGACCAACTATAGACATGTATACGTGGACAGTTCGCATTTGTCAAATCCCGTGAACAGATTCACCGATCACCCATCCTTGCGCACATGCGCTTGCCACACATCCCACACCAGGAACACCGGGCGCTCGCCGTCCATTCCCACCGGCTGGATAAGCCCGCGAGCGCCCCAATGTGAGATTGTGTTGCTCTTGATATCGATGCCCCATGGTTGTAGTAGGCGGCTGATTTCGGCTGCTGTTCCTCGTGATTCTCCGACTGCGAGTCTGAGCATGCTGGCGCGTTGGATGTCTTTGATGCGGTATTCTCCGGAGCATCTGTCGCATGCCTTGTACCCGGATTTAAGTTCGAGTTCGTCGCAGCGCAGTTCGAACCCGCAGGCTGGGCACCAGCCGATCATTTTGGTTTCCGGTGGCGGGTTGAGTGTGCGGTCGAGCCTGATGGCGGCCTGTCGGGTCAGTTCCACGATGGCGGGCATGTCGGGCCGGTTCAGGAGTCGTGGCTCGTAGCGCATGATGCCCTTGAGCAGTGAGACCGTGTCCATGTGCCGGTAGCGCAGGCCGATAGCCGTGGCCAGTGATTCGACGAGCCGGTCGATGTCCTGTCTGAGTTGCCATGCGCCCAGATTCAACGGGATCGGCGCCACGCTCCTCGTGCCGTGGCCGGAGTGGCGGGCCATCACGCTGGCCTTGCGTTCGGCGATCAGGCACAGCACCCCGTAACCGTCCGCCAGCGAGCGCAGGTCGTGGTGGAATCGTTTGGCGGTGGTGGTTGATGCCATGATGCCCCTCTGGTCTTGGTGGTGTGTTGGTTGCGTGTGGTTGGCATCAGGCCCGTGTCCATTGTCTCATGCCTGGTGTCGTCTTGCGGGTTATTGGAATACCCATATGGCGAGTTTGATGAGCAGGAGGATGACGGCTGTTCCCCATGCGGTGATGGTGACGCCGGTGACGATGTTGGTGAGGATGTCGTTGAATCGGTTTGGCTTGTGGTTCATCAGTGTCCTATTCGATGGTGTATTCGCGTGGGTGTTCGTCTCGCTGGTTTTGTCGTTTGATGCGGCTGATGAGTCGTTGGGCTGCGCGGTCGGCTCCGTGGCTGGTTAGGGCCCATGCGTGGTGTCGTCGTTCGTATTCGCGGTGGGTGCCGTCGGTGGCGAATTCGTTGATGACGATGTCGTATCCGATGTTGGTGCGGGTGATGGCGACTTTGTATGTGTGTTTCAGGATTGCCATTGGGGTTCCTCCGGTATGTCTCGGTCGAGGACTTGTGTGAGGAACTTGTTGAGTTCCTGTACGTCATGCCAATCGATTTCATGTTCTATCGAGTGGTCGAAGCGGACTTTGAATTGTCCTGCTGGCGTGACCCCATCATGAGCGTGGTGTGGTTTTTGGTTTCGATTTCGATGGACTGCTTGACGCTCATTCCGTCCATCCTTTGTCGGCTCCGTCCGCGTGGGCCCAGTCGCAGGAGATGCCGGCGTTGCTGTTGTGTGCGATGCAGGTCACGCGTCGGCTGTCCGGCATGGTGATCGTGCAGGTTTCCCACTGGGCGTTGTAGGTGGAGCATTCGCTCTGCGTGACCGCTTCAGTGTGCTTGTCGGCCGACGAGTCGATGGGAGTGCCCTCGCAGCCTGCGAGCGCGGTGATGCAAAACATGATGGCGGCCAGTGCGAGAATGCGTTTGGCTAATGTAATTCGCTGGTTCACTGCTTATCCTCCGTTTCCGCCTGATCGTCGGTGATGTAGTTCTTGGGTGTGAGGGTGATGGTGATCTGGCAGTCGGCGGCGAGTGCCTGGTGGATGAGGCTGGTGATGTCCGCGTTGTTCATTGCGGATTCCTTTCGTTGGTTGGTTGTTTGGTTTGTCGGGTGACGGTCAGGCTGCGGATGTGTGGTTGGAGGATTGCAGTGCCGTGTTTGGGGTTGAGGGACAGGATGCGCAGTTGTCCGAGGCAGAGGTCTCGGTCGTGGAGCACGAACCGGGTGAGCTGGTATTCGGGGGTGAAGGGCGGGATGGCTTTGAGGTATCCGTCGATGATCGTGCCGTCCACGGTGGTGATGATGCACCGGTGGCCGTCGAGCTCTTCCGGCGTGGCGGTTCGCCAGTCGATGGTGGCTTGCACGCTGCCCATCATGCGGCCTCGTCCAGTTCGCCCCGGTCGATGGCCTGGCACAGGAGTTCCACGATGCGGGCCGCGTCGGTGCCTTGGGCGAGCAGGCGGGTGACGTGTGGCAGCCAACGCAGGCGCTCGCCGTCGTCGGGTTGGCGGTTTTTGAGTGGTGTGCTGGTGTCGAGGAGTTTGCGGGCTCGGCGTTCGAGTTCCGTGGCTTGGTCGGTGGGTGTGGTCGTGGTTTCGGTCGGGGTGCCGATGTTGAGTTCGCGGCCGCGTTTGACCCAGTTGCGCCATGCGGCGTCGAGGTCGTAGGGGATTTTTCCGTTGGCGCGGCATGTGTCCTTGAATTTTTCGAGCTCCCAGTCGGGGTCGAGTCCGTAGCCGGCGGCGAGCGCGGTGAGGTCTGGTGTCGGCTGGTAGAGGGCGAGCGCCTGTTTGCGGGAGTCGAACGTTTGTTCGATGGTTGTTTTTGTTTTTTGCGCGCGCGTACTCTCTCTTGGTGGTTCTAATGATGGTTCTTTAAGAGATTGGGTGTCATGGGTGACACCCCGTGGCGTCATGGGTGACACCCCGTGATGGTCATGGGTGACACCCCGTGTGGTCATGGGTGACACCCCGTGGTTGGGTTGCGGGGTGTCATGGGTGCTACCCCGTGAATCTGACGGGGTGTCACTGGTGCTACCCCGTTTTTTCGTGGTTTGCTTGTTCTTACGGTTTTTGTATTCGACGTGGTTGTGGCCGTCGAGGGTGATGTGGTAGACGTAGGGGCTTCGGTCTGCGCGGTAGCGGGTGCCGTAGTCTTCGTCCCGGGTGATGAGCCCGTGGTCTTCGAGGTAGCGCAGGGCTCGTTGCACGGTGCTTGCGCTGGCTTCGCCTTCGGCCATGAGCCGGTCGATGCTTGGCCATGCGCGGTTGTTCTCGTCCGCGTAGTCGCACAGGATCAACAGGAAGAGTTTGGCGGAGCGGTCGCCGACCTTGATTCTTTTCGCCCGCCCGTACAGCAGTGAGCTCATGATGTCACCTCTTGAGTAGTTTGAGGGCGGTCTGGTGGCCGGTGTCGGTCAGGCTCCAGTTGCCCTCGATGTCGGGTTGTATGAGTCCGCGTTCCTCCAGGCTGGCGAAGGTGCGCGAATTGTTTTCGTATGCGGGGTAGGCGTTGCGGTTGAGCATGGCGATCAGTGTTTCGACCATGGTCGGCGAGAGTCGTTGGCGTCTCATGGCATGTCCTCCACTCGGGCCCACAGTCGTCGGCTGGCCGATGACACCGCCTTGCGGGTTTCACGCAATCGGGCGAGCGTGATGGTCAGGTCTTCGAGCACGTCTTCGGGAGCGCCTTGGTCGCGCAGCCGGCCCGCGCTGGTGGCCAGCTGGTCGATCAGCATTCCCATGGCGTCGAGTTCGCCGCACGCGGCCGCCCATTTGCAGCGTTGGCGTGCCGTCTGGCGTCTACTCGGCATCGTTATCGTCGTCATGGTCGTCTCCTTCCTTCATGACCTCGATGAGACTGCCGGCGAGCGCCTGTGTTTCCGCGTCGCTGGGCTTGTATCCGAGCAGTTCGAGGGCTTGGTAGTAGTCGTTGATGCGTTGCAGGCTGTCCAGCTGGTTTTTGTTGGTCCATGCTCCGGGGTTGATGTCAGCTTCGCGGCGTGCGAGCAGGATGAGGATGAGTTGGAGTTGGCGTGTGTTGTCTGTGCGGGCTCGTCGGCGTAGTTCGTCGAGGTTTTTGCCTGTGGTTATGTGCCAGATGCCGTTGTCGGGGTCTTTGCCGGTGATGGGCAGTGGCGTGGTCATGCGGTTGTATGCGGCGATGGTCTTGTCTGACCAGTTGATGTCGCCGGAGCCTGCGGGGAACCGGTATTCGTCGTTGCCGAGGATTTCGCCGTCTACCAGGTGCAGGAGGGCCTGTTGCATCATGGGTTTCTTCCATGTGTTCTGGGTTTTATGGATCCATTCGGCTCGCAGGGCTTGGCTGGCATCGTGCAGTTCCCGTGCCTTCTTCGTCTGTTCGCGCGCGTAGGCTCGGCGTTGTTTTTCGGCTTGTTTCGCCCGGTTGGCGTTGTCGATCTGGTCTTGGGGGATGCGTTCGTAGACGATGGTCCTGTGGGCGGTTTCGTCAAGGCCGATGATGGCGTCGATGTTCGGCTTGTTGCCGATGAGCTTCTGCCATTGTTTTTCGAAGCTGGTGTTTTGGATGTTGGTGATGCAGGTTGAGTATTGGTAGCCTTCCGGCGCGTCATTCCACCAGTTCGAGGGTGCTTGGCAGGTTTTGAGTCCGGCGCGGTGCAGGTAGTCGAGCGCCTTGTTCATCCACACGGTTCCCTTGCGTTCCTCGCGGGCTTTGCGTACCGTCCAGTCCCAGTTGTTGGTTCCGGCCTGGCGTGCGAGTTCCTGCTGGGTGGTTTCGTCTCCTTGGAATTCGGCGAGCACGTCCAGGTCGGATAGTGACAGTTGGTTGAAGTCCTTGGCGAGGGCTCGGGTGAGGCGTGGGATGCCCGCGATTTTGAGGCGGCGGCGCACGAAGTCGGTGCTGCGGCCGGTCTTTTCGGCCATGTTCTCGATGCTGCTGCCCAGGTCGAGCAGTCCCTGGTAGGCGTCGGCTTCCTCGATGGGTGTCAGGTCGTGGCGTTGCGTGTTCTCGATGACCATGAGCTCGCGTTCGTCCTTGGGCGAGAGTTCCATGATCCGGCATGGTACCTGTGCGAGTCCGGCCTGTTGGGAGGCGGCGAGCCTCCTGTGGCCGATGACCACCCTGTAATCGGTTGAATCGGCGATCGGGGTGACCACGAGCTCCTGCTGGATGCCGTGCGCGCGGATGCTGTCGGCGAGCGCGGTGATGTCTCCGATGTTCTTGCGGGGGTTGTTGGGGTTCGGCTTGAGTCGGGTGGTGTCGATGAGGGTGATGGTGGGGGTCATTTCGTGCGGGTCACGCTCCTTGGTTGATGGCTTCGGCGAGTGCTTGGGCGGTTTGTCGGATGCCGGGGTTTGGGGTGATGGTGGTGAGGTGGAGTGCGAGGTCGGCGGTATTCGTCGGTGTGGGCGAGGATGGTTATTCTGCTGTCTCCGTTTTCGATGTGGGTGGTGTTCCAGTCGGCGTCGGTCAAAGTGATGCCGGTGGTGTGTCCTGTGGTGTTGATGATGGTGCTCATTGGTTCTCGCGGTTCTCGTAGTTTTGTGGTTCCTGGTTGATGGTGTGGGGTCGGCGCTTGCGGCGGGCTTTCTGTCGTTGGTGTTCGATGGTTTGGCGGCGGTGCTTGTGTTTGCTCACTTGGTGGTGTCCTTTCGGTCATGGGGGTGTTGGCGGAGCATGTCGGCGAGGCGTTGGCTTCGGCGTTGCAGGTTGTCGTGGATGGTTCGCCCGGCTGGGGTTGCGGGTTGCCAGTCGGGCAGTTCCGGCGTGCTGATGGGTCGGATGGTCAGGTAGACGCCTTCGGGGCGGGTTTCGTCGGCGTAGCGTTTGCTGATCTGCCAGTGGATGATGCGGCTGTCGTTGGAGATCACTCCCTCGCGGTTTCGGCCGGGGTATCGGCTGTTGGTGGTTTGGAGCGCGTCGCCGATGGCGCGTTGGAGTTTGTCGAGGTCGCCTCCTCCTGAGGTTTTCGCGGTCTGCCATGCGGGCAGGTCGTGGAGCTTGTCGGTTCGGGGCACTCGGATTTCGCCGGTGATGGAGATTGGGCAGTCGTAGGGTTTGAGTCCGCTGGCGGTCATCATGCTGACGGCCGTGCCGCGGATCGCGGCTTCCCAGGATTGCAGTCTTGCGTCGACGCTGACCGCTTTGCCGTGTTTGGTTCGCCATGGTTGGACGCTGCCTTTGGTGATGGGCGTGCCCTGCACGATGATGTCGAGCGGTTGGCCGTTGTTGTCGTTGCCGTTCATTGTTCGGCTCCCCGATATTGCGCGATGACGACGTAGCAGTCCTTGTGGCGGCGGTCGGGCGCGATTTCCACCCGGTATGAGCCCTTGGGCTGGAAGCCGACGAATTTCGCGTTCGAGGGCGCGGCGACGGCTTTTGCCTTCGGCGACGATGGCCGGACGGTCGGGGAATCGGCGCAATGCCTGCGCGATCCGCTTCCATTTGCTGGCGGTTCGCGCAGGGGTGGTCACGATGTCGTCGGGCCAGCGTTCGATGAACCGGACGCTGCGCAGCAGTTCCAGATCGGTGTCGGATGCGGTGGCGTCGCCTGTTTGGGGTGTTTCGAGCTTGCTGATCTCCGTTTCCACGGACTCCGCCGGGCCCAGTCCGAGATGCTTGAAATACTGTTCGCCTGTGATCGGTTCGGCGCCGGTCTCGGTCTGGGTTTGCGTGCTTTGCGTTTCCTCGGCTGGTTGTGGTGCCGGCGTCTCGGTGGCCTGTTCGGGCAGTGGCGATGGCGCCGTCTGGGGCTCGAGGCCGGGACGGTTGATGCCGTGTTTGCGGCAGTATCGGCCGACCGCTATCTTTTCGTTGGATTCCAGCGCGTCCCACCCTTGGTCGACGGCGATGCTGTAGAGCTGCTTGACTTCCTCGGTCGTGTATTTCGTGGTCATGATGCTCCTTAATTGGTCCATGGGTCATTGGCTGGTGCCGTATATTCGCCGTATTCGCCGGACTGCGGCGGCTGCGGCGTCGCGTGTTGGCCTCGCTGGATGCGGGTGATGGCGGTGGTGGCGCGTTGCAGGCTTGGTCCGATGTCTTCGATGACCCAGCGTGTGGACCAGCCGGTGCCGCCGTCGCGTTTCTCGTACTTGCTGGTCTGTGGGCGTACCGTGGCCATGATCTGGTCTCCCTTGCCGAGCGATGCCACGATGTGCTCGGCGAGTTCGCGCCATGCCTCGCACTGCCAGCTGGTGGGCGTGACATCGACCGGATTGCCGGCCGTGTCCTTCTCCCAGCCGCTGGACAGGATGCGCAGGTTCACGACCGGTATCCCGTTGCCCGTGGTCCGGTATTCCGGGTCAGCGGCCAATCGGCCCCTGATGATCGAGATGCTTGGGTCTTTGGCCAAATCAGTCTCCCTTCGGTTCTTCCTGGTCTTCTTGGTCTGGATCTTCCTGGTATGTGGTGGATGGCAGCAGCACGCCGACGGTGAAGCAGTACATGCCGCCGAGCATCGGCTCTCCCCTGCCCTCGTGGGCCCCGACCAGCAGGAGAACCAGACCGGTGAGCGCGAGGATCAGGCCCGTGACGCGGATGATTCTGTCGCGCATGCCTATTCCTCGAATTGGGCGATGAATTCCTCCATCGCCTTGCGGGTGACACGTCGCCAGCTTCTGGTTCCCCGTCGGCTTGGCGGACGGAATGTGGTGAGAGTGCCGTTGTTCGCGGCGATGAGCAGTGCGTGATAGTCGATGTTCCACACCTTCGCGGCCGAGTTCAGCGTCCAGGATTCACGTTCGTTGAGCGGTGTCTGGTTGACGGGGATCCTCACGCCGTATTGGTCGGCGAGCGCCTTGCGAGTCTGTTTCGTGGTTTCGGCACGCACTCCCTGCTCGTTGAGTCTGGTCATGAGGGCCACGTGTTCGAGTATCTTGGTTTCGTTCATTGCTGGTCCTCGCTTTCGGTGAGGTATGGTTCAAGTTTTTCCATCGCCCACGGGAGTGCGAGCAGTACGCCACTGGCGACGTAGACGGCGAGCGCGATGGTGTTGCCGATCGGGTGGGCGCAGCCGTCGTGGGTGAGCAGCCATGCGAGGGCGAGCAGCATGATGATGGCGAGCGTGATGGTTTCACCGTCATGCTTTTGCTTTCGGGTTCGCATCGATGGTCACCCCCTTGGGCAGATAGTCGGCGAGTGTGATGGATGGCAGGAATCCCGCGTCCGTTTTGGCGTCCATCAGGAGCGCTTTGCCGATCTGGTCGGCGGCGGCGCTGCTCATGCTTCGGACGAAGTCAGGTATGTCTTCGGCCAGTTGAAGGCTCAGAAGGCTGCTGCCCTGTTCTCCGGCACCGTCGAGGGTGACTCGCGCGATCGGCGCGGTCATGCCCCCGATGCTTACGGTGAAGTCGAAGATGATAGGTTGGCCACTCATCACGCCACCTCCTTGGATGCTGTCACCGTAGAATCGTGCCTATGGGTGGTCTGGTTTCCTTCTTGCAGTGGGTTTGGTCGGGTATCGGTGGTTTGGGTGGATTTGTCGGTCTGCTTGGCGGCGGTTGCGGCGTCTTCGCCTTGTTCCAGACGGGCAAGTCGAATCTGCTCGCGAAGAAGGCGAACCGTATTGCGCAGGAAGCCAACAGGATCGCCGCTGACGCGAAGGGGGTCGCCGAGGAGGCCAACCGTCTTGCCGGCA